GAATAATTCAATCTCATTGGACGAGGACGTGTTCAAAATGATTCAATCCGCAGCTTCAGGTTCTCGTTGGTTCCTCATCACCATGACATTCCAAGATTACATCGATTTCAAAAACTCTGAACACGGAATTCAGTGTCAAATCATGGTCAATGATAACTTAGTGAAAACTGTTGTGTTCAAGGACGATGCATTGAAACTAAACCACGGTGACGTGATCATTACACCGGACGATGATGATATCGATTCGTTTTCAAGCTACGCAGATTTGACATACCATAATTATGCTCTAAATATTTTTGAGGTGCAATCGATATTTACCTCGGGTATAAGTGATTTGGATTCTTGTACGGAAGCGAAATCTTTGATGTCAGAGGATCTTCAGAGTTTGTACCAACAACTCAGCACATACAACCATCTGCGACAAATATAATTTTGATTAAAACCAATTCAATTAAAAAGTAATTACTATATAATAATTAAAATGCCTGGGGGGATTATTCAACTGGTCGCAGTTGGCTCTCAAAACGTGTTTTTGAATGGAAATCCATCCATTTCATTTTTTAAAAAAGTGTACAAAACGTATACTAATTTTGCAAGTGAAACCATTTCACTTATTCCGAGCAATAATACATTGAAGTTCAATAAATCCACATCTATTGTCGTCAAAGTTGACAGGAACGGTGATTTGATACGTTCTATGTATTTATCGATAAAGTTTCCAAACTTGGATACGTCTAATGTCACACTTACAACTGTCGATCATGTTGGCGAAGTTCTCATTTTAGAATCGTTCATCAATATTGGAGGAACGATTGTGGATAAACAATATGGGGAGTGGATTCATGTTTGGAATGAATTAAGTTTGAGTCATGATAAACGTTCAGGATACGACCGACTTATTGGTCATGACTTGGATGGTGAAAAATACTCAGAATCTAGATTGTATATCCCTCTGAATTTCTGGTTCAATAAAAACCCCGGGTTAGCACTTCCTCTGATTTCGCTTCAGTATCATGACGTTGAAGTCCACATTACATTGCGCCCGGCACGTGATTTATTTTTAGTTAACAACCTTCCGGTGACCGAAGGGGTCATTCCTCATGAAATACATATCGATCTGATGTTGGATGTTGAATACATTTTTTTGGACACTCAAGAGCGTGAGTTTTTTGCAAAAGAAAATCAAGATTACTTGATTGAACAGGTACAGCGACACACGTTTTATGATATGAAACAAAACAACACATTGTCATTACCGCTTCAGAACCCCGTGAAAGAACTAATATGGACAGTAAAAAGAAATAATCTGAATCTAACGAACAACTGGTTCTCTTTCGACGACGAAAATAATAAAAACGTATTACGGTCTGCAACCCTTCTTTTGAACGGTATCGAACGATTCAGTAAAAAAGATAATGTTTATTTTAATAGGCTTCAGCCGTTTCAACATCATACTAGAGTTCCTTCCAGAGGCATACATGTGTACTCATTCAGTCTACATCCTGAACATTTTCAACCCTCTGGATCGTGTAATATGTCGCTCATAAACAAAGTCGAACTTAATGTATCAACGAAAGTCCCTCCTACTGATGAATCATATACGTACACAGTTGATGTGTATTCTGTAAATTACAATTTTTTGCGTATATCTGGTGGTATGGCTGGTTTGGCTTATGTGAATTGAACCCTTTTCTTTTCAAATAATTTAATTTGAGTGAATAGAGTAAAGGATGTTATTGAAAATAAGTTTTTGGATCATGCATGTGTTATTAATTTTCGTGGCTCTTCATTACACATCATTGTACACGAAACTGTACGAAAAATTGGAGTCCATTGAGGAATCTGTGAAATCTAAATGTAGTTATCCACCTAACAAACAAGCAACGCCCAACGCAAACAAACAAGCAACACCGAACGCAAACAAACAAGCAACACCCAATGCAAACAAACAATCAACACCCAACGCAAACAAACAAGCAACGCCCAACGCAAACAAACAAGCAACGCCCAACGCAAACAAACAAGCAACGCCCAACGCAAACAAACAAGCAACGCCCAACGCAAACAAAAACCAACTAAAGAAGTAAAGAAGTAAATCCTAAGGGTTCACCCAAATAATTCTCGAAAATAAAAAAATGATAGGATTGATTTAAAATTAGAGTTAACTACAATTAATTAGTCACATCGACTAAATATGCATGGCTCCCTACACATCATATCAGGAACGATGTTCGGAGGCAAAACGACGGAACTAATTCGTCGAGCTAAAAAAGTCCCGGGTTTGATTTTCAATCATGCTTTAGATTCTAGATATGGTGTTTCTGGAATTTTCACACATACCGGTGAATGTCTTCAGTGCATTTCGATACACTCTTTGTGGGACATAGTGTCGAATCCCAACTACCAAACTGCAAAACACATATACATCGACGAGTTTCAGTTTTTCGATGAATCGACAAATATCATTCTTAAAATGGTCGAAATCGATAATAAACATGTAACTTGTTCAGGTTTACTCATTGATACGAAACGAGCTTCTTTTGGACACATGTTATCACTCATACCTCTCGCAGATACCTATGTTGAAAAAAAGGGAGTCTGTTGTGAAAAGTCTTGTCTCGATACGGGTGTTTTTGTTTCAAATTCAAACAAAATTGAATCAAGTGTGCAAGTCGGATCGGATCAATATAAACTGTTCTGTAGATATCACTACTTAAAACTAAACGACTAATTCTATATATATTTTCTAATGGTTGATCAACCATTAGAAAAGAAAAAAAGAGGACGTAAACCAAAATCAGATAAAGATAAAGCAGGAACAAGTGATTCTGTCCAAGCACAGCATATAATTCAATTGAATATTAATGTGAACGAAGAAATTGGAATTGATTCTCAATATGAAAGTTATGAGACTGATTTCTGCAAATACGATCCGGAAACACTAAACATTCCGCATGCATACATCGAGTCGGATAGTTTCATATCACATCCTTCTGAAATCAAAGGGGTACAGACAACCAACTCCAATGATTTGAAATCGAATATTAAGATTATTAACGGCACGAATAATATTTCGAATGCATTGAATTCTACACGAATGTGTGACTGGTGTTGTCATTCGTTTGATACAAGGACCATTGGCATGCCGGTCAGTTTTAAAAACCAGTCATTCAATGTGATTGGGTGTTATTGTAGCTTCGAATGTTGTTGTGCCGATAACTTTTAGTCAAACGTCGCCAATCTAAACGTATGGGAGGTGTATAACTTGTTGAATCTCATGGCAAACGCATCTCAATATACGAGAAGCGTTCTTCCAGCCCCACCGAGAAAATGTTTGAAAATGTTTGGTGGATATATGGACATTGATATGTTTCGTAATTTCAAAAACACATCAAAAATTCTGACACTCAACCACCATCCGATGGTATCCATGGTGGAGCAAATCGAAGAATTGAACGATTTTTACCACAAGAATCAGACAGAAGGTTTTAATTTTGATAAAGATAGACTCGACAAATATGAAAAGAAGGTTATCCAAGAACAATCGGATAATATCGAGAAGAACTTTAAAAATACTCTAAATTCGAAAATGTCAATTGTTACGAAATGATACGTAGAGAGTCCGGTTCGGTAACCATACTGAATCAGTGAATACATCTTGGAAAAACGTGAAATTGATACATAATGACCTCAATTCATTTACTGCTGAGTAAATTCAAGATATGTGTGTTGTGGAGAATAAATGGATTCTATATTTTTTTTTTGAATCATCGTATGTGCGATTTCCTACGTGGTCGCCTTTACAATCTTTTTGCTGAATGGTAAACACCTCATTGGCTTCGTTGAGCATGTAAAAGTTCCCCTTGTGCTTCAATGTGAACAATTCATCGTCTTCTGGTTCGTCGAATTCCTTCTTTCTGGATTCAAGGGATTGTTTGAGCAATTTGTTTTCATTGACCAACCGGGCGTTTTCATTTTTTGTTGACACAATCGTTGATACGCTCATTAAATCTTTTTCATTTTCCACAAGTTGTGCGTTTTCGCGTCGGAGAAGTTCAATCTCTGCCCGCATAGTTTCAATATCCAAATTCATTTCCCTTACGTCACGAATCACTCTCAACAATGTGTCCTCCATATTGATTTTAAGATGGACAATATTTAAATACATTCAATTGCGGTTCGAACAGAAAATATATGTTGGTCATGTACTATAAAATGACAAGGGTATTGTTTTGCGGAACACATCCTTATCAGTATAACGGATACTCTAAAGTTGTTTTTGAACTAGCAGCATACTTATCCATTCAGCCAGATATTGATTTACACATTTTTGGTTTTCAGAATTATTTCAAGAATAAAGACCACATGAGTGAACGAACTCTACAGAATGTGACCATTTATGATGCCCATGAACACGAAGAATCCAAATCCAAAGGATTCGGGTATACTTTAATCAAGGACCATGTACTCGAGTTAAAACCGGATATTGTCATTATTTATAATGATTTGGTTGTCATTTGCGGATTGCTTGACGAATTGATAAAAATCGAGAACAGGACATTCAAAATTGTACCTTATATCGACGTTGTTTATAAAAACGAAAAGAACAACCTTATCCGTAAAATAAATCAACTTTCTGATGCTGGAATCATGTTCACAAATTATTGGAAAGACGTTTTACAATTCCAGGGATTCACAAAACCATCCTATGTTCTCGAACATGGGTTCAATGAAATGTTGTATTACCCTGTTGACAAAAAGCTGGCACGAAGATATTTCAAAATAAATCCAGATGAATTCATCATCATGAATTTGAACAGAAACCAACCTAGAAAACGTTGGGATATTTGCCTGATGTCTTTCATAGCTTTCGTCAGCACACGTTTGGGTTCGAATATAAGATTGCTTGTTGCTACCTCAGTACAGGGTGGGTGGGATATGTCGGACGTCATAATATCCGAACTCAGAAAATACAATATATCCATGGAAGAATTCAAGAAACATATCATCATACTACAACGGCCCCAGCAAATGACAGATTTTGAAATTAACATATTGTATAATGTCGCTGACGTTGGTATTAACACATGCGACGGTGAAGGATTTGGTCTGTGTAATTTCGAACAAGCCGGTATCGGAGTGCCACAGATTGTTCCGAATGTAGGTGGGTTCAAAGACTTTTTCAAAAAGTCAAATTCAATGATAATCAGCCCCTCGTACTCGTATTATTGTGATCACAGTCGAGATTACGTGTCCGGTGAAGCTGAAATATGTAGTGTGAATGATTTTGTAGAGGCGATGGAAACCTATTATGAACATAGGGATATACTATTTGAACATGGTCAAGCATCACGAAAGCTCATTACTACAAAATACACATGGGCATCAAAAGGCGAACATTTATACAAGATTATTAAAAATGAAACGAAACATCTGATTCAACCGAAGTCTCGTAAGGATGATATTATAATACTCGATTCAGATGACCCAGTTGAAAACGAAATCACCAATGTAGAGAAGATACATGGTCTAGGTGAAGAATCGTCTTCACCTACAGAAAAGAGAACATCCATTGACGATATGACTCCGGAACAAATGAAAGATGCTTTACGCAAACTCCTAAAAACCAAGTAAATGAATGCATTTGATTTGATTGGTTAGAATATTCTACAAATACATAAATGGAATATTCTACACTCATCACGTACGCGTCAAGTGTTCTGTTCACAATCACCTTATATGTGATTTGTGCGAGTATAGTTCAAGTAGGGGTAACCTTCTACTAAAATGAATGAATTTGTTATTACAGGGATTCGAACATTCCTTTATTTGTTCATTCATTACACTTTCTATCCGGGTAATCGATTTTACAGGTATAGAATTGTAACTCTGGGATTTTTTCTGACTCCAGGAAGGCCGGATCTTGTATAGGTCTATCAGGTATTTTTCGACCATCCGAACGACGTGTCAAGTTGTGAAATACTTGATGGTTTTCTGTGCAGAATACGTTCATACCATTCTGTTTTTCTTCTTGAAATACTGGATAGTTGTGATATGTGTTGTGAACATCTGGATCATACAGAAAGGACCCTTTCAGACACTCGTATCCGATACAGTTGTTTTCTTCAAAACGTTCATGATTATCTCGCGTATCTTGGCAAGATTTGTTTACGTTATATCCATCTCGACGTAAGAAAATATCGTTCTCTACCAGTACACAACCGTCATTCATAATGAAATCCGAAGAATGTTGAAACATGTGTGTGTTCACCTGTATTTTTTCAGTTAAAAGTTCTTTTTCTGCATTTTCTGCTTGATTCAGAAAGTCTATATATTGTGATGTTTCATCCATTCTATTCTTTTAGTAATAGTTCGATAATATTTTTGTGATATACTTTCGTTCTTTCGAATTTAATTCGGTTTCGAAATAATCACGATTCTTTCTTGTATCCGTCACTGATGTTTTGTTTTGATTCACATATTTGCTTGTATTTGAATTGTGTGTGAACCGCAAATACAAGGTGGGATCGTTGTTTATCACCACACAATTGTATTTTTTCAAGGCTGTTTTCTTTACGACAACATCTTCCATACTTGATATCTCGTCATATTTAAGGTTATTGATTCGTTTTGAAAAAAAAGTCATGAATCCAGATTTCAGAGTCATTTTGAATGAAAATTTTGTTTTTGAATTGTATTCGAGTCTATTTTGAAACATCAAGAAATCGACTTTGTCATGTATCAGGAAATGGTTCGCGAAGGTTTGTAGATACGTAGGATGACGGTAATCATCATCATCCCACGTTGTCCAAATCGCATTGGGTGGTATGAATTCGAGTGCGATATTTCTCAATTTTCCAAGAACCATGGTGTCTACAAATAATTCCAATACATTATCATGTTCTGTATCTATGAGCGCCTTTTCAGATTGATTCAAAATTATCAAGTGTTTGTTCGCGTAGGTTTGTTGAAAAAAATTCAGAACACTGACCCTGGCGAACGGTTCACGCTCTATGTGGTAACCAGTAATCATGACACAATACAGAGGAACATTTTTCACTCGAATCTTTTGTGGTTTCAAACGGTCGTGGAAAATATATACGGCAACGCAAACAAGGAACACTACGAGGCCTATTAAATAAATCTTTATTCTCATTGTAATTTAATATGAAAACACAAAATATTGTCATTATATTGGTGCTACTTTGTTTTGTGCTTTGGGTAAAAGAAGGTATACAAGGTATATATGACCGTCTGATGAACTCTGGTGCGACGACGACAGGAAAACTAACCTACTTTAAATTTCATGAAGATTTTTCGCGCACAAACACTTGGAATAGTTCACTGAAACTGTTCAAAAGTGTGTTTTCAAAGCACGAAATTCCTCATAACAACCGTTTCAACACCTCAAACATAATATTTTTTCATTTAATTGTGAATTATATTCAATTAAAACGGATTGTTCAACAGAATAGACATGTGAAGTTCATATATTCATTGTTGTGTATCGATCGACTCGCCAGTAAATCAGAACTTGCCATGGTTCTCCGTTCGAATCTTACTCAAGATGAGTATACACGATTCATGCCGAATACATATGCTCTTCCAACGGATCAAAAGCGACTAGAGAATGATTTCGATCCGTCCAAAACATATATTTTGAAAAAGAATTTGCAGCGTCAAAAAGGGTGTTTGATAACAAACAACAAATCGGATATTATAGAGTCAAACATACGAAAAAATCAATTTGTGGTTTGTCAGGAACTTTTAAAAGACCCTTATTGTATCAACGGACATAAAATAAACGTTCGCCGATATTTGTTAATTATTATCAAAGAATTACCAGAACTGTTTGTGTATAACGAGGGATTTATGTATTATGCTCCGAAAAAATACTCCAAGGATTCCCTCTCCCAAGATGTTCACATCACCACAGGCTATGTAGATAGAAAGATTTACGAAATGAACCCACTTACATACAGTGAGTTTTCTCAAACGTTGAACGAAACGGATGCAAAACAGCTGGATATGAACATGCTTGATTTGTTCACAAAATTGAAAGACAGTTATTCGGATATACTCGTAAAAGAAGACGGGCAAAATAAACATCAAACGAATTTCATGATATGCGGGTGCGACATTGCAGTCGATAAACATTTGGGTTGTAAACTGATGGAAATAAACAAGGGGCCGGATTTGAGTGGAAAAGATGCGATTGATACGCAAATCAAAACAAATCTCATTGAAGATTCCTTGAAGCGAACCGGAATTTTACCCTGGGATAATCCAATCGATAATTTTGTAATGATAAAGTAAATGCAAATTAGACGTCTACACACCCAAAACGATGTGGGTAGATTGAATACAAAAGATTTTAAGGATAAAATGGTGATGATATTTGTCTATTTAGAAACATGTCCTTATTGTGTTGAAATGATGCCAGAATGGAACCTGTTCAAAAAGAAAATGGAATCAAATCGAACTCGGAATCGAAATCTTGAAATACTTGAAATCAACAA